CGGAGGGAGCAGCCGGCGCCGCTGATGCCGACCTTTGTGTTCGCGTCCACGGACCGCCTGGCCGACCTGCGCGCGCTCGCCGGGGCCATGGTGAAGGACCATCCGGATTTCTCGATCTTCCACCATTTCGGCCTCGTGCCTGTCATCAACGACGCGGATCTCGAGCATGTGCGCGCCGCCGAGAAGGCGATGGCGCCGAAGAGAAAGCCGAAGAGGGCCGCGCCGCTTCCGGCAGGTGAGCGGGTGCGCATTCCGTCAGGCGCGTTCGCCGGCCTCTCCGGAATCGTGGAGAGCAGCGACGGACGCCATACGCTCGTGTGCTTCGGCGGGCGCCTCAGCGTGAAGATCGACACTTTTCTTTTGGTCTCCGATGTCGTAAAGGATGCGTGTCCTGTCACGGGAACCGCCGCTTGAGCGGCCATGCGAGCGCGCTGGCTGGTCTGATGACCTTACTGCCCTCGCCACCGAATCGTGGGAAGTGCGCTTCCCGCGAAGTCCGAAGGCTACCAGAAATTCATAGCAGCGTGGAGCAGAGGTAGCTCAGCTGGTTCATACCCAGCAGGTCCCCGGTTCGAATCCGGGCGCTGCCACCAAGCCTCAGTAGCTCAGATGGTAGAGGTGCGGCGGTATGCATAGCGTCGAGAAAGGCGACCTCTCGGTTGCGATGCTCACCGCTCGATTTCTGCAGCTTGGTTATGTCGTGCTCAAGCCCATCACGGAATTGTCGAGGTATGATCTGGTGATCGACCGGGGCAATGGCTTCGAGCGCGTTCAGTGCAAGACCGCGCGCACAAAAGGTGGAACAATTCGCTTCAACACCGCGTCGTCGCAACATCATCACAAAACCGGCGCTGGTCGCCGGTCCTATCGAGGTGAGGTCGAACTCTTCGGAGCTTATTGCCCAGAAGCCGGTGGAACGTGCCTCCTCGTTCCGGTTGACCAAGTCGGAGAGACTGAGGCGGTACTCCGAAGGCAGCCGCCGCGGAATGGCCAGACCAAGGGCGTTCGCCTTGTGGATGACTACATCCTGTAAGCGGCAGGTCGACGGTTCGATCCCGTCCTGTGGCTCCAGATCAGGCGGATCGCCAATGCCGCTCAAGCCCCCGTCCCTCCGCCCTGCCCGCCCCAGGCAATCCAACTGGACCAAGCGCAAGAGCAGGCAGGAACGGGGCTACGGGCGCGAGCACGACGCCATGCGCAGGCAGGTGCTGGCCGAGGAGCCGCTATGCCGTCTGTGCCTTGAGGCTGGGCGCGTGACGCCGACGACGATCGCCGATCACATCGTGCCCTTGGCCGATGGCGGCGCGAGCGACCGCTACAACTACCAAGGGCTATGCCGCCCTTGCCATGACCTTAAGACGGCGCGTGAGAGCGCGAGAGCGAGGAGACGCCGGTGATCTGGAAGCTGCTCCCCCTGATCACGCTGGTGGTGAACGCCGCAACCCTTGCCGTGCTGATGTACGGCCTACTCACCGGAGCGCTGTGATGGCCAAGCGCGCCACCCCTCGACCCGCCGACGCAACAAAATTGCGCGGTCGAGCAACGATCGAAGCCCCCGAGGGGTGGGGGGGGTCGAAAATGCAGGGGGTAAGGCCTTGGGACCGCGCGTGGGAGTCTTTTTTCGCTTATGCGATATAAACTTTCGGGGTGGTAAAATTTTCTGGCCGCCCGTTGAAACAATGTTGCGGGGTCGCTGATGCAGCGAGGACGGAAGCCCGATCCACCATCGGCCAAGTTGGCGCGGGGCACCCTACAGCCGATTCGCGACGGGGTGAAGACCGAGATCCTCGTTCCGGGCGATCCTCCGCTGATGCCGGATTATCTGACCGCCGAGGCGCAGCTCGTATGGCAGGAGGAGATCGGCCGGGTCATGTCGGCGGGCGTGACGGAGATCGATAGCTCTCTGTTTGCCCGATACTGCGCGCTGGAGGCGCTGATCCGAAAGGCGTTCGCGGACCCGCAAGGCGAGCCGCCGCCGGCGGCCTACCTGACGACGCAGCGCCAGATGGCGGAGCTGCTCGGCATCGCCGGTCGCAAGAGCCGCGTCGGAAAGGTCACGGATGACCCAACGAAAGCGGGCAACCCGTTCAAGCGAAACGGACACCGGGCACGCTAGGGACTATGCCGCGATCGCGTTGGCCTATGCGAAGGCGGCGGCGGCCGACAAGAAGCAGCGCCGGCACTGCAAGTTCGTCCGGCAGGCGGCGCAGCGGCATCTCGACGACCTGAAGCGGCAGCGAACGGCCGCGTTCGGATATCGCTTCTCCCCCTGGCACGCGAACGACGTTTGCGACTTCATCGAGAAGCTGCCGCACATCGAAGGCGTCTGGGAGACGCCGACGATCACGCTGGAGCCGGCGCAGATCTTCATTCTCGCGGTCGTGTTCGGCTGGCGGCGCAAGGACAACGGCCTGCGCCGCTTCACGATGGTCTACGAGGAGGTGGCGCGGAAAAACGCGAAGTCGACGAAGACGGCCGGCGTCTCGCTCTATTGCCTGTGCTGCGAGGACGAGGTCGGCCCCCAGGTGCTGACCGTCGCCACGACATTCGACCAGGCCAAGAAGGTGTTCCATCCGGCCAAGCGGATGGTCGAAAAGCTGCCCGATCTGCAGGAGGCGTTCGGGCTCCAGCCATGGGCGAAGTCGATCACCTGCGGCGACAATGGCGGCTATATGCAGCCGCTCCACGCGAAATCGAAGTCGCAGGACGGCCACAACCCGCACCTCGTGACGCTGGACGAGTTCCACGCCCACAAGGACCGCAGCCTCTTCGACGTGATGCGCTCGGCTTTCGGGTCGCGAAAGCAGCCGTTGATGTGGGCGATCACCACGGCGGGGCCGAACATCAACGGCCCCTGCTACGAGGAGCGGACGTTCGCAACGAAGGTGCTGCAGCGATCGGTGATCGCGGAGCACTATTTCGCGATCATCTTCACGCTCGATCGCGCCGAGGATTATGGCGACGATCGGAAGCAGGGCGATGACCCGTTTGACGAGCGGTTCTGGATCAAGGCGAACCCGCTGCTCGGCGCCGCGGTGCAGCTGGAAGAGCTGCGGCAATATGCGATCGAGGCGCGAGAGAACCCGGCCGCCGAGGGCGAGTTCAAGACGAAGCGCCTCAACATCTGGTCGGGCGCCCTCTCCGCCTGGCTCAACGTGTCGCAATGGATCAAGTGCGCGGATCCGAGCCTCACGCTCGACGATTTCGCCGGCCTCGATTGCTACATCGGCGGCGACCTGTCCAACGTCGACGACCTTTCGGCGGTCGTGTTGGCCGCTCTCGACGCCACCGGGCGCCTGTTGGTCAAGGTCTGGTTCTTCGTTCCCGAGGCGCGGCTGCGCAGCACGGACAGCGCGACGAAGCAGATCACCGAGCTCTATAATCGCTGGGTCAAGGACGGGCACCTCACCGCCACCGAGGGCGATTTCATCGACCACCGGGCGATCGAGGATCTGATCCGCAGCCTGAAAGCGCAGCTCGCAGTCCGCAACGCCACGTTCGACCAGTGGAACAGCGGGCTCGCGATGGCGGCGCGCCTGAACGAGGATTTCGACGACGGCGGCGAGCCCTTCGCCAGGCAGCTGGCGAAGAACGCCGCCAACCACACCGACCCGGCCAAGATGATCGAGGCCAGGGTGAAGGCCGGCCCGGCCCGGCTGCGGCACGATGGCAACCCTGTGATGACGTGGATGGTCGGCAACGCCGTCGTCGACCGCCGCGTGAACGGCAGCCTCCTTCCCAAGAAGGAGAAGCCGAACAGCCCGAACAAGATCGACGGAGTGGACGCCATGATCAACGCGACGGCTCCGATGATGCTGCTCGAGGATGAAGGCGGCATGGACGACTATCTCGCCTCGCTGCGGGCGATGGCGGCATGACGTTCCGCCAGAAGGCCGCCGCCATCTGGCGGCGCGCGCTGACCCTGTTCGATCCGGAGGGCTGGCGCGGCGTCTTCCGCGCCGTCACGACCTCGGGCCGGCAGGTGAACGCTGCGGATGCGATGACGCTTTCCACGGTGTGGGCCTGCACGCGCCTCGTTGCCGGTACGATCTCGTCGCTTCCGCTGATGGTCTATCGCGACACCGGCAATGACAGCCGCCGCGTCGCAAAGGATCATCCGCTCTACGGCTTGCTGCACGACAGCCCGAACGCGGATCAGAGCGCACTCGATTTCTGGCAGTTCATGAACGTCTCGCTCGAGCTGTGGGGGAACGCCTTCGCCCGCATCGAGCGCGGCGCGCGCGGCAAGGTGATCGCGCTGACGCCGATCCGCCCGGAGCTGGTTCAGGCGCGCAGGATGCCGGACGGCTCCATTCGCTATCGCTATCCGGACCTCGGCCAGTCGATCGAGCTTTCGCAGGACGAAATGTTCCATATCCGCGGCTTCGGCGGCGCCGCGCTCGGCGGCCTGTCGCCGCTGGCCTTCGGACGGCAATCGTTCGGCCTGGCGCTCGCCACCGACGAGGCCGCCGCCCAGGTGTACAAGAACGGCCTGCGCCCCTCGGGTGTGCTCACCACCAAGGACAATCAGACGCTGAAGCCGCAGCAGCGGGAGGACATCTACAAGTATGTCGTCGAGCCGCTCGCCGGCGACAACAACGGCCGCCCGCTCGTGCTCGAGGCCGGGCTTGGCTGGCAATCCATCCAGATCAGCGCGAACGACGCGCAGATGATCCAGAGCCGGCAATTCTCGGTCGAGGATTGCTGCCGCTGGTTCGGCGTGCCGCCGCACATGATCGGGCATACCAGCGGCAACACGCGGCTCGGCAGCAGCATCGAGCAGCAGACGCTCGGCTTCCTGATCTTCGCCTTGCGAGAGCGGCTCAAGCGGATCGAGCAGGCGATCGTAAAGCAGCTGCTGACCCCGGCCGAGCGCCTGACGATCACCGTCGAGTTCAATTTCGAGGGCCTGCTGCGCGCCGACAGCGCGGCTCGCGCCGCCTTCTACGCCGCGATGGTGCAGAACGGCATCTTCACGCGAAACGAGGTCCGCCGTCTCGAAAACCTGCCGCCTCTTCCCGGCGGCGACGCCCTTACGATTCAGTCGAACATGATCCCCGCCGATCGCCTGGGGGAGATGACCAGCACCGGCGAGGCCGCGAAGCGGTCAATCATCGAATGGCTCGGCCTCTCCCACATGCTGGATCCGCAGCAGCCCGCCAAGACAATGGAGACCGCGTGATGCTCCTGCACCACAAGCACGGACAGCTGAAGGTCCGTGACTTCACCCTGTCGATCAAGGCCGAGGACGTGGCCGACGACGGCAGCTTTTCCGGCTACGGCTCCGTTTTCGGCGTGACCGACAGCTACGGCGAGATCGTCGCGCCCGGCGCCTTCGCCGACAGCCTGAAGGAGCTGAAGGCCAAAAGCCGCGTCGTGCCCGTCCTCTGGCAGCATCGAACGGCCGAGCCGATCGGCGTCTATGACGAGCTCGCCGAAGACGACCATGGCCTCTTCGTGCGCGGCCGCCTGCTCAAGGACGACGTGGCCCAGGCGCGCGAGGCGCATGCCCTGCTGAAAGCCGGCGCCGTGACCGGCCTATCCATCGGCTATTGGGTCCGCAAGGCCAGCTACGACGAGAAGACCGGCATCCGCACGCTGATGCAGCTGGACCTCGTCGAGGTGTCCCTCGTCACGTTCCCGGCGAACGACGACGCGCGCGTCGAGGCTGTCAAGTTCAAGCTGGAGCGCGGTCAGCTCCCCACGAAACCCGAGTTCGAGAAGGCACTGCGCGAGGCTTTTCCTTTCTCGAAATCCCAGGCCGCGGCCATCGCCAACCACGGCTTCGAACACCTGCTCCGGAGCGAGTCCGCGGGCGCCGGCGATCTCAAGTCCATTTCCGACGCAATCGCAGGCTTTGCCCTGCCCAAGCTCTAGGAGACCTACCATGAAGACCCCTTATCTGATCGAGGGCGTCCCCGGCGGCGCCGAATATGGCCGCAAGGACGGCGGCGCCGATATCGACATCAAGCAGCTGTCCCGCGACCTGAAGGCCGCGACGGACGAGGTGCAGAATTTCGCCCGCGAGGCGAAGGAGCGGCTCGATCGCGGCGAGCAGCTGTCTCGCGACGCCAAGGAGAAGGCGGACGAGGCGCTCGTGAAGTTCAACGAGCTGTCCGCCACCATAACGGAGATCGAGCAGAAGCTCGCCCGCCGCGGCGATCCCGATGCCGAAAAGGCGCGGAAGACCGTCGGTGCGCAAGTCGTCGAGGACGCCAGCGTCAAGGCGTTCTGCGAGCGTCCGCCGTCGAAGGGCTCCGTCCGCTTCGAGACCAAGGCGATCATCACGTCGCTGACCACCGATGCCGACGGCTCTGCCGGCGACCTGATCATTCCGGATCGTCAGGCGGGCATCGTCGCGCCGCCCGAACGCCGGATGACCGTTCGCGATCTCATCACGCCCGGCCGTACCGCCTCCAACGCGATCCAGTTCGTGCAGGAGACCGGCTTCACGAACAATGCGGCGCCCACGGCCGAGACGGCGCAGAAGCCGCAGTCGGATATCAAATTCGATCTCAAGACCCTGCCCGTAGCGACGATCGCGCACTGGGTCCAGGCGTCGAAGCAGATCCTGTCCGACGCGCCGATGCTCCAGAGCTATATCGATGGCCGTCTGCGCTACGGCCTCGCCTATGTCGAGGAGCTCCAGCTGCTGAAGGGTGACGGCACGGGCGCCAACCTGCTCGGGCTGATTCCGCAGGCGACGGCATATGCCGCCCCCGGCGGCCTCGTTGCCGACACGATGATCGACCAGCTGCGCTACGCCATGCTGCAGGCGGTGCTGGCCGAGTATCCGGCGACCGGCCACGTGCTCAACCCGATCGATTGGGCTCGGATCGAGACGCTCAAGAACGACATCGGCGAGTATATCATCGGCAATGCCGCCGACGGCGCCGCGCCGCGACTGTGGCGCCTGCCCGTTGTGGAAACGCCGGCGATGACGGTCGACAAGTTCCTGACCGGCGCCTTCAAGCTGGCGGCGCAGCTGTTCGACCGCGAGGACGCCAGCGTGGAGATCAGCACCGAGGACCGCGATAACTTCATCAAGAACCTCGCCACGATCCGTGCCGAGGAGCGGATCGGCCTCGCCGTCTATCGCCCCGAGGCGCTCATCTACGGCGACTTCGGCAACGTCGCTTAACCGCGCCGCTCCCGCGCGACACTCGGCGGGCGGCTTCACCGCCGCCCGCCCTTTTCTGCAGGAGACGAGATCATGATCATCAAGGTCGTGCGCGACTATAGCGGCCAGGAGGGCGTTGGCCCCGACAAGGACGTATTCGCCGGCACCACGCACAGCGTCACCCGGGCGCGCGGCAGCGAGCTGTTCGCCAACGGGTTGGTGGAAATCGTGAGCGACGAGGCGCACCCGGACGATCCCGCCGGCGAGCCGGAGAACGACGCCTCGAAAGAGATCCAGCCGCTCGCGAACAAGGCCGCGCCGCAGCACCGCGGCAAACCGAAGGCCACAGTCGGGTCGAAGGCGCAGCGGGAGGTCGACTGATGCGCATCTGCGATTTCGCTGGCTCGCGTCACATTGGCGCTCCCGCCGATTGGGATCAGGACCGCGACGGCCCGTGCGGTGCGCTGCCCGTTGTCGATGCCTTCGACAAGGCATCCGGCATGCTCGTGATGTACAGCGTGTGGCGTCCGTCCCCTGAAGAGATTGCGGCCCTCTTGAATGGCGGCGCCATTCGCCTGGGCGTGGTGGGTTTCGCCCACCCCGTGGTGAACATGGCGGTGCTGACCCCTGAGACGTGCGAAGAGGCCGCGGTCGTGGAGATCGTTGGCTGATGGACGTGATCGTCACCGCTCCTCCCGGGGCGCTCGTGACCTGGGAGGAGGCGGACGCCCATCTGCGTCTGGACGGCGACGAGGACCAGCGCGAATATGTGATGCGCCTTGCCGCCGCCGCATCCGCGCACATCGACGGCCCGACCGGCTGGCTCGGGCGCGCGATCGGACCGCAGACACTGCGGGCCGCGCTGGCACGCGTCGAGGACCTGCTCGAGCCCCTTCCCTATCCGCCGTTGATCGACGTCGTCGGCATCCAATATGTCGATGCGAGCCGGCAGGTGCAGACCTGGGATCCACAGAATTACGAGACGATCGGCGGTCGCATCATCCCCGTGGAGGGAGCCGCGCTGCCGGCCGTCTATGACGGCACGTACAGTCGGAGCTTTCCGCTGGTGACGGTCTCCTATCGCGCCGGCTTCGTCGTGGATGCCGCCGCGAACCCGCTCGTCCCCGCCGTGCCGGAGCCGATCAGGCATGCCGTGCTCCTGATGATCGGCGACATGTACCGTTTCCCGGAAACGGCGAGCGATCTGAATGTCGCCCCGTCGGCCATTCCGATGTCCACCACCGTCAAGCACCTCCTCTCCCCTTTCAGGAAATTCTTCTGATGTCCCGCCTCGGCGCTGGCCGGTTCGATCGGCGCATAGAAATCTGGCGCGGCGGCATCGTCGACGATGGCATGCGGCGCAAGAATGCGCCGTTCTCCAAAGCGTTCGCCCGCTGGGCGCGCAAGCGCGACGTGTCGGACGCCGAGCGCGCGAAGACGGGGCAGCAGGCGCAGGAGGTCGGCACGCGCTTTGTCGTGCGCGCCGATGCGCAGACCCGCACGATCACCGGCGCCGACCAGGTCCGGCACCGCGGCCGCGTCTACCAGATCGTCGGCGTGAAAGAGACCGACGAGCGCGACGACGGCATCGAGATCTCGGCGCTCGCGCTGACCGACAAGCCTGCCTGAAAGGACCGGCCATGACCAAGACCCGCGTCGAGGGGCTGAGCGATATCAACGATGTGCTCCGGCATTTGCCGCGCGCGCTCGGCAAGGCGACCCTGACCCGCTTCGGCAAGAAGCGGCTCGAGCCGATGAGGGATGCGGCCAAGGCGAAGGCGCCCCGATCCGAGAAACACCGGCAGCGAAAGTCAAAGAAAACTGGCGAGGTAGCCAAGCGACTCGCTGATAGCATCATCATCAGCGGCAAGCAGGGCACGCCCGGTCAGCGGCGGCGGCGCTCGGCGGACAAGTCCACGGTCGAGATCTACATGGGGCCGTCGCAGGACGTGGGCCAGAAGGCGGTGCCGGAGGAGTTCGGCTCCATCAACAATCCGCCGCACGGCTATATGCGCGGTGCCTGGGACGAGCATGCCCAGAGCCTGCTCGACAATCTCGCGAAGGACCTCGGCGCGGCGGTCGACGGCGCGGCGAAGCGCTTCACGAAACGGGCAGAGAAGCTGATGGCGAAAAGCGGGGGCTGAGCATGGAGGAAGCCTTGCGCGCGCGGCTGCTGGCCATCGGCGGCCTCACGGCGATTGTCGGGAATCGGATCGATTGGGACGAGCGTCCGCAAGGCGATCCCCTGCCGGGCATGGTGCTCTATCTCATCTCGGATATTCCGGAGATGAAGCTCACCGGACCCACGGGCTGGCGCGATGCTCGCGTCCAGTGCGACGGCTGGTCCTACGATGTGCTCGAGGCCCGCAACATCGGCGAGGCGCTGATCGGCGGCGTCATCGGCCTGCGCGAAACGCTCGCGGGCATCAAGTTCAGGATCTTCGTGATCGACGTAAGCCGGAAGACGGACCTGCTCGGCGGGCAGCCCGTCCATGCGTCCCAGGTCGATCTGAAGGTGATCTATCAGGTTTAAGGAGGACTATCATGGCGGAGACTGCTGAGGGAACGGATATCGGTTATGGCGTCACCTTCGCGAAGAAGACGGCGCCCGATACCTATGTCGAATTGGTCGAGTTGGTGGAGTTCGACCCGCCCGAGTTCAAGCAGGACTCGGTAGAGTTCACTCACCACAAGAGCCCGGAGCGCTGGCGCGAGTTCAAGCCGGGCCTGCGCGATGCCGGCGAAACGTCGCTCACCTACAATCTCATCCCGGGTCTCGCGGACGATGACACGGTGGCCGACGCCTTCGCCGCACCTGGCGTGCAGGAATGGCGGGTGAAGTACCCGGACGGCGCGACGCTCGACGTCAAGGGCTTCTTCACCAGCCACAAGCACGCCGTGCCGATCGACGATCGCATGACGGGCTCGGCCACCTTCAAGATCAGCGGCAAGCCGGTGATCACCCCCGCTCCGGTGGCGCCGTAATGGCGAACCCGGAGCTTGGCGAGGTCGCCTTCCCCGCGGTCGATGTGATCGGCTTCGAGGAAGGCGGCATTCTCGTGCTCGACTTCAATGCGCTATGCACGTTGGAGGGCGAGGTCAGCCAGAAGATCACGTCGATCGGCGCCGACGTGCTGCAGAGCCCGAGCATGATGCGGACGGTTTTCCGCATCGCTCTGGAAGCGCGGCACGGCCAGGTGTCCGAACGCGACGCGGGAGAGATCATCCAGCGGATCGGCCCCGCGCGCGCGGGTGAGCTCGTGGCGGAAGCCTTCCTCCTCAGCTTCCCGCCGGCGGAGGGTGGCACGTCCGACGGAAACCCTCCGAAGCCGGGGGCGAATGGGACTGGAAAGAGTGCTTCCGCGAATGGGTCGCGCTCGGGCACAGCCCGGAAAGCTTCTGGCGCCAAACACCCCGCATCTGGTCGGAAGTCCTGAAAGGCGCGGCGCTAGGGGCACGGCGCGCCTTCGAGCGCGACGTGACGCTGGCGCACCTCAACGCCTGGCTCGGCCGCGTAAAGAAGTTCCCCAAGCTGGACGAACTCCTCAAGCGGCCGGCCGAGGCTAAACCGAAGCGATCCAAGCCCAAGGACTGGAGGAAGTCCCTGCGCGCATGGCAGCGGTTTGCGTCCAACTAGACGACCGGAAGGAAGTGAGGCAGGCTCCGCGCAGATCGGAGAAACAGATGAAGCGCCTCATTCCATTCGCCTTCTTAGCACTAGCCGGATGTGAGCCGAACGGGCTGAGAGCCTGCGATGAGGCAATAAAGCAAACCCTCAAAGCGCCTTCGACGTTTAAGCGCATCAGTTATAGCGGCCCGGTCGGGTCATGGAAAATAGAGTATGATGCCGTCAATTCGTTCAACGCCCCTTTACGGGGGCGAGGAACTTGCATGATTGCAGATGACGGTTCGGCGGTTTGGCTCGAAGATCCGAGTTAAGTACTCGATTTACCAGTGATATAGATTGGCTTCAATCTAACATACAAAACGGGGGCTTCCCGGCCGCCTTTTTCTTTGGAGGCGGCCGATGGCGAGTTCTATTATTGGTCAGCTCCGGGTCATCCTCGGCCTTGATACCGCCGCCTTCGAAAAGGGGATTAGCGACGCGCAGCGGCAGATGGCCCGCGCCGGCAGATCATTCGAGCAGATCGGTCGGCGGATCGAGAGCGTAGGCCAAAGCCTTTCGGTTGCCCTCGCCCTCCCTCTCGCCGCGATCGGCGGCGCATCGCTCAAAATGGCTTCTGATTTCGAAGCCGCCATGAACCGCGTGGAGGCTGCCACCGGAGCGTCAGGCGCTC